TGATCTTTACTTGTATGGTGCATTAGCGGAAGCCTATGCCTATTTGCTTGATGAGCAGAGAGCCGCACAGTATGATCAGAAGTTCAGCCGTGGGATTGAGGAAGTTAGACGCGATGAGCAACGCGCACACTATGGCACTGGTTCATTGCAGATTAAATCTATTTACAGCAAGCAAAACGCGAGTATGGAGTAAACTATGAGCGCAATGTCAGATTATCTTGAGAATGAAATTCTTGACCACATTCTCGCCACAGCAAGTTACACAGCACCAGCTACGGTGTATGTCGGCCTGTCAACCGGATCATTCGGTGACGACAATTCCGGCACTGAGCTATCCGGCTCTGGTTATGGCAGAGTAGCGGCTAGTTTTGGCGTAGCGGCATCCGGCACAGCTAGTAATGATGCGGCTATTGAGTTCTCAGCCGCAACAGGCGACTGGGGAACGGTCAGCCACTTTGGTATCTTTGACGCTAGTTCAACAGGCAACCTATTGATACATGGCTCGTTCACTGCTTCAAAGGTTATTGCCACTGGCGATATCCTGCGGATTCAGACAGGCGATCTGGACGTATCAGCAGACTAAGGGGTAGGGCATGGCCACCCTTGAAGAACTTGACCGCTTTGGTTCTATGGATGCCCTTGATGGGTATGGCACTCTTGAGCAGTTAGATGACTTAGGCTTTCAAGAAGCGTCTGCGGCTGTTTCATTTGCGCTCACAACCGCCTCAGTTGCTACTAAGCTACAAACACTAGCGGCATCAGTTAACGCCGCTGTGACGGCCTCTAGCGCGGCTACAAGGGTTCAAACAGGTAGCGCATCAGTTACAGGTGCGGCGGCCTTCTCTGCCGTTATAACACCTATTAGAACAATGGCATCATCTGTGGCCATTGCGGTCACTGAATCTGCGGATGCGATTAGGGTGCAGTTGCCTGACGGTCAGGCTGATATTGCGCTTGCAGTGACAGCGATAGGTAAATTTGTTACTAATGCACAGGCCGTTCCGAGCTTTGCCATGTCAGCATCTAGTGGTGTGAACGCTACATTTGGTTACGCTGGCACAGCATCTGGTGCTTTTACAGCAAGCATGACAGGGGCTATAATGGGCGAGGACTGGTCAGATGCGGCAATCGGCAACGAGGAATGGGTCAACATTGGCATTGGCTCTGAGATTTGGTCTAATGTGTCTGTTGGCAGTGAGGTTTGGTTAGTACAATGATTACTTTTGGCGAATGGCTACCTGATCAGCCGGATATGAACAATGCTATCGTGACGGCTAACAATGTTATTCCTGCGGCTAATGGCTACCGATCATTGCCATCATTTACACAGCTATCAACATCTGCCAGCAATACACTGCTAGGCATTTACTCCGCAAAAGCTGATGATGCAACGATTACATTGTTTGCAGGTGATTCCACTCGGCTATACGAATTTAACACTGGCACGAGTGGGCTTGATGACGTGTCAGGCGGCACATACAGTCTTGAGAGCAGTGAGCGTTGGCAATTTGTGCAGTACGGTAATGATGTTATCGTTGCAGGTGGGACTGGCGAAGAATTGCAGTATTGGGATTTAGCGACATCCACGCAGTTTGCAACGCTTTCAACAGACGCGCCAAAGGCTGATTACATTGCCGTTGTGCGTGACTTTATCTTTACCGCTAATATTGATGAGGGTTCTGGCCGGAAGCCTTATCGTGTCAAGTGGTCAGGGTTTGATAGTGCTACCGACTGGACGGCTGGCACAAACCAATCTGACTTTCAAGATATCCCAGATGCAGGTGCTATTCAGGGTATTGTCGGCGGTGAATTTGCCACGATCTTTATGGAAAAGGCTATTGTGCGCGCCACCTACACTGGCTTGCCTTTGGTGTTTCAGTTTGACAAGGTTGAGCCAAACAGAGGCTGTAAGATTTCCGGCTCTATCTGCAATATTGGCCAGCTATCGTTCTACTACTCAGATTCTGGTTTCTATATGTGGGATGGCCAGCAGTCCAAGCCAATCGGACAGGAAAAGGTGGATGACTTTTTTAACGCCGATTGTGATTTTAGTTACATCGACAAGATAACGTCAGCAGTAGACCCAATACGGCAAGTCGCGGTTTGGTCTTATGTATCGACAAACAATACAGGCGCGACACCGGACAAGTTACTTATCTTTAATTACTATCTAGGCCGTTGGGCAAGTGCGGATGTAAACGCGGATTTGGTTGCGCCATTCTTTACTGCCAGCTACACGCTGGAAGACTTGGACAATGTCAGTACTAACCTAGACACATTACCAGCAAGCCTAGACAGCAGTTTCTGGCTTGGCGGTGAGTTTTATTTGGGTGGCGCATTGGCCGATCAAATGTATGTGTTCTCAGGTGCGGCTTTAGACGGCACTATTGAAACTGGTGAGTTGCCGCTAGAGGCTGGCAAGCACAATATTGTCACTCGCATCTACCCATACTATGATGGTGGTTCTGTGACGCTTGAGGTAGGCACGAGGGATGCTTTATCCGACAGTGTATCATTCACTAGCCCAGTATCGCCTAACACCGATAATTTTTCCAACTTTCGCGCACAGGGCAGATATCACCGCCTGAGAATGAATATTACAGGTGAGTGGAGTTTGGCACAGGGCATTGACGTTGAGGCTAGAGGGATTGGACGTAGATGACCATTGAACAGCGTCAGACTAATTACAGGCTACTAAACCCCATCACAGCCACAACGCGAGAAATTGCAGAGGTGCTAAACCGTACTATTGAGGGTGGATTAAACAGTATTGGCTATGTGACCCTGCCAGCAAACTCAACGCAAATATCACACACTGAGCCAAGATACAGTGTCGAGAGCTTAGTGTTTTTCTGTGGTGTCGGGCATAATCCTTGGCATCACAACCCCTATGTGGATGCCACTAGCACAAATGGCACAATGGTGATTAGCTTTGACAACCAAGGACACGATGCAGACTTTGCATATCTCATTATCGGATGAGTGGGGCAGATGCCAGCACTGGATTGAGGCGGCACTGCCTTATGCCAGTAACAGCCACAGAATTAACGATGTGTGGCTGGCGGTACAGAATGGTAAGGCACAGTTTTTTCCTAGAGAAAAGTGTGCTATTGTAACGGAGATAGTTGACTATCCGCGCAGAAGCGTATGCCGTATATGGCTGGCAGGTGGCGATTTGGATGAGTTAATAGAGGCCGAAAAAGACATTGCTCAGTGGGCTAGATCAATCGGTTGTTCAGGAATGGAAATTATTGGCCGTAAGGGTTGGAAACGTAAGTTAATGGACTATCAATCGCAGTCCACAGTTTTTGTGAAGGAACTATGATATGAGCAAGGGTGGCGGTTCAACCAGAACCATTACATCATCAACAGCCGCACCAGCGTATGCACAGCCGTTCTTAGAATACGGTCTGTCAGAAGCACAGCGTGTATATGAATCACCAACACCGCAATATTACCCAGAAAGCACCGTTGTCGGCTTCTCGCCTGAAACTCAGATGGCACTGGGCGGTATGCGTCAACAGGCCGTATCTGGTAGTCCTTTTATCCCAGCCACACAACAGGTTGTTATGCAGAACCTGATGGGAACTAACCCATTACAGTCTGCGGCGTTCAGACCAGTGGTTGAGCAGATTGAATCACAGGCCGCAAAAGCCGGACGTTACGGCTCTGGCTATCAGCAAGCGGCAGTAGCACAAGCCCTTGCCCCATACGCATATCAAGCCCAGCAAGCCGCTATCCAGCAAGCACCTGCGGCTCGTCAGTTTGGCTTTGCTGATTATGGCACACTTGGTGAGATTGGTGCTGTTCGAGAGGCACAGGCTGGCGCAGAACTTGCGGCAGATATCGAGCGTTTCCAGTTTGAGCAAGCTAGACCATCTGCAAAACTAGCGGATTACATGGCTATGATACAGGGCGGCACGATTGGCGGTGAAACAATCACACCACAGTTTAGACAGCCATTAGCAGGGGCATTAGGCGGTGCATTAAGTGGCGCACAACTTGGACAGACACTAGGCTATGCAGGGGCTGGTGGACTTGCGCCATTCGCTGTCGGCGGTGGTTTATTGGGGATGATGTAATCATGGCAGTCACATATCCATACATAGGCACTAACCCACAGCCAGTTGTTCCGGCTGGGAATACGCCACAGGAGAGGTATCAGTCAGGTATGGGTCTTGGTCTTGTTAACCCATTTGCTACCAGCACAATGATGCCAGCCTCGCCTATGGCTAGAACAAACTATTTAGAGCCTACAATGGCGGCTATTGCGGCTAGAACCAGACAGCCGTTACAAACGCCTACCAGCGTTGCTATGCCAAATGCACCATTAGCGCGGTCAGGTGTTGTCCAAGGACAACAGCAGGGCGTTCCATTGCCACGGCCTCGCCCTGCAAACATGCCGCCTAGCGGATTAGACCAGTTAAGAGCCGCACAACTGCGTATGCCAGCTAGAGGCACACCGGAATCAGCAGGATTAGCGGCGGCAGGGCGACAGTTATTAGCGGCTGGTGGTTGGCAGGATAGACCTGTCACACTAGGTCAGACATTAGCTACTGGGTTGCAAGCATACACAGAGGCAGAGCAAGCGGCCAAAGATAGACAGGCGGCTGAAGCGGCGGCGGCATTAGCGGCAAATATTGATATTGCTAATTTAGGCATAAAAGCGGCAAAAGAAGCTCGTGAGGGTGGGCAGATGTTCACTGGCACAAGCTCGTTTGCTCAGAGCGCAAATATGTTAATTGATCTCGCGCCCAAAATAGCTAGTGGCACAGCCTCAGACTCAGAAAAGCAAGCGTACAACATAGCATA